AGAGAGATGGCGAAGAACATAACACGAGAGTTAGACAATGTGTTCCCTGTGTTCATGCCAGACAACTGTGATGTCAATGATGTTTACCTACAAGAAGGGGCAGAAGGCTTACGCAAACGCGTTGGGTCTTAAGACATGGTTAAAAACTCCAGTTTTGATTTAGATTTTGGGTACGGCAGAAAGGGTGAGAAGTTAGTAGAAGAACTCCTTACCGAAGGCAAGACTGTAGAGGTAAAGCGTGACCGCAAGTGGTGGGTTACTAACAATCTTTACATTGAAGTTGAGTGCTGGTACATGAAGTCTAAATCATGGGAGCCATCAGGAATTATGGTGACTGAGGCTTCTTACTGGGCGTTTGTATTGGAACAAGGTGTACTCATGGTACCTACAAGCCATGTGTTGTATGCCATTAAAGAGTTTGTGCGTGAGATTACATGTGAGATACCCCCGAATAAGAGCAAGGGATACCTCATAACAGTAGATGATTTACTCACGGCAATGCGGAAGTTAAAGAATGAGAAGGCGGAAACAGTAGATGGATAAACAAGACGAGGTATGGGATGTGATTTATTCTGTCGCAAGACAGATAGCCTCTCGTTCAGGTCGCATCCATCGTGGGTTAGTAACTACTGATGACATGTACCAACACCTATCTTTGTGGGCGCTGGAACATTGGCACAAGATAGAGCAGTGGCAACAGGAGGAGAGTCTTAAGTACAAGTTGCGTAAGACTTTTTTCAACGAGGCACAGAAGTATGTGGCTAAAGAGAGACAGAGAACATCGCGTTCGCCTATGTCAGATACTTTCTACTATTCACACGAGGTATTGCATGAACTATTGCGTGATGTGTGGACACACGAGGGATGGTCAGATACTCCTGACTTAAGCAATGAGTTTGTTACTCGCTCGACCAAGCCAAGTGAGGGTGGCAATCGCATGGCGTTGCTATCAGATGTTATGGCTGGGCTAGAGAAACTATCAGAAGCAGATAGAGACTTACTTAAGATGCGCTATCACGCAGGTGGTATGGAGTTAGGTGCAATGGCTGAGGCTTACGGCACAACAGAAGAAGCAATGCGTAAGAGAGTCAAGCGTGCATTGACTAAGTTGCAAGACAGACTTGGTGGAGAGCAACCAGTATGGAACAGGCGCAAGCGCAGTAATGCAGAAGCACGAGAGGAAGTAAGGAACAATGACTAAGAAGAAACTAATACAGATTATAGTATTGATTGAGTTTGTACTTGTAATCGTGTTGATTAAGTTAGCGATGGGTGACTCATGATTATTGGACTAAGTGGATACGCACAATCAGGCAAGGACAGCACGGCAGAATTGTTGTGTCTTAATTACGGATACCGCCGTATTGCTTTCGCTGACCCTATGCGTGAGGCTTTGCTGAGATTGAATCCTAAGTTGGATAGCATCACACACATAGCCCATCGTGTTGAGGACTATGGCTGGGATGTAACCAAGCGTGACCCAGAGGTCCGCCGTCTGTTGCAAACACTAGGTACAGATGTTGGGCGCAAGATGTTTGGTGATGACTTCTGGATTAAGATTGCATTGTCAGGTCTTAAGTCAGAAGATAAAGTTGTTGTCTCTGATGTGCGCTTTCCTAATGAGGCACAAGCAATCAAGAATCTTGGTGGTTCTGTTTGGCGCATCAACCGACACAATCACAGTGCAGTTAATGGTCATCCTTCGGAGCATGCAATGGACATGTACATGTTTAATCATGTTATCTATAATGATGGAACTCTTGATGACTTAAGTGATGAAGTATTCATGCTTGCTAAGGAACTTAATCTGGCTTAATACATAGAGAAACCCAGCGAGACAGGAGAGAATCGCTGGGCTTTTCTATGCACATAAACTTATCGCTTATGTGCTAGACAATTCTATTACTTATGTTGTGGGTCTGTCAAACCCCAACCTATACGCTTACGAATCTTGTGTCGCATTGGTGGTGTAGTGCCACCCCAAACTCCGTACCTTTCATGGGCTAAACCCCACTCTAAACAAGCCATCATGACTGGACACTCATTGCACATGCGTTCAAACATGCGCTCCTCGTCACGAGTAAATAACTCCTGGGCTGGGTAGAAAACCTCAGTGTCAATGCCTCGGCAGATAGCCTTGTCCCATAGGGATGGGTTGTACTTAAGTACGAAAACCGTTAGCCCTTTGTTGTATCTATTCTTACTAGCAATCTCGTCAACTACTTGATGAAACTCTGGTCTGTTATTTTTCATGTCTTAATACCAACCCTTGGCAAGGTGATGAGCGTATGCTCGGCAGATGTTGTTGCCAGACTTTCCGTATCTGTGTTCCAGATAGACAAGCCCAGCATCAATCTGCTTCCTGCCATTCCAGGTTGGCTTAAGACCGATGTTCTCCCATGTACTGTCCAGTAACTGTGGAATACCCATGGCAGTAGATGTTTTGTTCTTGGCTTTTGGTCGCCAGTTTGACTCGCGTTTCCAGAGTTCATACAAGCAAGACCACTGTTCAAGTTTGTTCTGCTTGGTGAGTTGGTCAATGGCATAGCGTTGGTAGTTGTTCTCGTAGTAGGCAATGACTCTACCTTCTGGCTGATGTGTCAAGACTGTAGGCTGTGTAACTACCAGCGCTACGGCTAGACCTACGGCAGTAGCAATCCAGATTCGTGCATGCGGGTGGATGTTTCTCATTTGTTTAACTCCTGCTCTCGTATGCCATCAAGGTATGTGTCAATAGCAAGGTTGGCTAGTTCCCTGTGTCTTAATTCACAAGGCGTACATCTCTCGGTCATGTAGTTCATGGTCTTTGGATTCTCTACTGTAACCCCACAACTTCTGCACTCCATGAGTATCATGCCACTGCCTTCCTTGTGTGCGCCTCTAGTGAGTCGAGGAAGTAACCAACGCTCATCTCACCATCTGCTTCTATCTTATCTGCCCATGCTGGTGCTTCTATCCATCTACCTTCAAGGTCAAGCCACTGTATGTCAAAGCCATCGTGGTCATCCCAATGTAGGATAACTCGTATCTCCTTGCCATCAAAGATAAGGTTCATGTCCTTATCGTATGCTGTTTCTGTCTTAAGTAATGCTCCTACCTCTATCATTTCTTTTCTCCTGTCTTAAGTAATACACCTAGTATTTCTAGGTGATGTTCCATTATGCCATGCCAGTAGTCGAAGTCCTCGTTATTAGTCGTGGCATTTCGCTGTGACCTTGCTCTCTTTATTGTGTTGCACAATGCCTTAACTTCTTTATTGTGAATCAGGCGAATCATTTCTTTATTGCTCATCAGGTAGCACCCGTCCCTTAAACTCTGAGGTAATTACTTTGCACTCATCACCTAAGTAGTGCTTCCAATCCCAGTAGCGTGGGTCGCCATCATAAGTTTCAATCTCTAGTGTGATTAGCCATTTATCTTTCATGTCTTAAGCCACATCTTTCTTGATAGCAGGGGTCTTTTGGCACAGGATTACATGGCTGTGCTTGCATGTGCATTGAGGCGCACGATTAACTGTTCGTCTTGTCGTTATCTCCATTGAGGTATCGCATGAGGTACATACATACCAGTATGTTGTGAACTCTTTCATGTCTTAAGCCCTAATCTCGTAGGATTCGCAGACCATCATGACAACATCGTCAAGTTTGGCAATCAAGTCTGATAGTTCTTGCTCGGTGAGGTGCTTGGTCATGCCTTTTGTAACTGATGACTTCCATACATTAGCCATTAGATTTCTCCTCTGTCTTAAGTACTGAGAGCAGTGCCTCAAGGTGGTCAAGTGCCTGTTGCTTGCGCTTGTAGTTTGTACCCAGCATTTCGTTAGCCTTCTTAAGCGTGCTTCCATGACGGGTCATCTTCATACCTGTCTTAAGTTCTAACTTAATCCATGAGACGAGAGACAAGAGGACATACAAGTCCACGCCTGACCCGCTTGCGCTGGTCATCTCTCCGTTCTCGTTGAATGTCATGTTGTTAGCGCCGTTGGTTAATGCTTCTAGGGTTTGTTCTGGTAGTGCCATGTTAGTTATCTCCTGTCTTAAGTACGAAGTTATCTCCGTAATCATCTGCTTGTGTTAGTGTCCAGCCTTCACGCTGTAACTTTTCAATCGCGTACTCGTACTCCTTGGATGTCTCGAACAATCCATTGAGTAACCAGCGTGTTGTCTCGCCTTGCTTTGTTGCTTTAATTGCCATTACTTTTCTCCTGTCTTAAGTAGTAATTCGTTATTGAGTTTTAGTTTGATGCTGTCGGTGAGTGTGTTGTCCCACATACCGCCGTTGTCGTTGATTGTTTTGTTGATTGAGTAAAGTACCCACTCAATCTCTTGTGCTGTTAGTTCCATGTTGTTCTCCTGTCTGTAGTTGGTAGTTGTATTTAACTCTGGTCACCTATGCGGTGTCAATAGTTTTCGATGTGATGTTGGTCACACTGTGTCTTAAGGCAGAGGATGCCCAGCAGGACACCCGACTTGCTCGACTAAGCATGACTCAGGAATCTCCCAGACTCCTAGTGCAACTGATACTGTGTAGATTGCGGTAAGTATTAAGACATAAATCATGACGGCTCTGACCAGTCTGCCTCGGCGTGTGAGTTTCATTTGTTGTTGGTGGAATGGTTGCAGTCTGTAATAGGTCGTAAGCAGTCTCCGCAGTATGGCTCGCATGTGCATAACCACATAACCTGACCGCATGGCTGGCAGTAATCGGTCATGATGCCACCGCTGTAAGTTCTGTCTTAATAAAGGACAAGGCTTGAGTTAGTTTCTTAATGGTTTCGTATTCAAGGCTTTCCATTTTGTCCCATGAATAGACCTTCTCGCCTGTCACTCGTTCGATTTCTTCAAGCATGGTCTTGAGTGCAGGGGTGAATTGTTCGCGGGCAAACTTGCGTTGCAGGTGGCGGGCGTAACGGTTGCCTCGGTCGTTCCAGCCGTTGCGTTGGCGCCAGTCTTTTGTTATTAGACTGACCGCTTCAATCCATTCAATGCGGATGTGGTTGAGGGCTACCCATTTTTGGTCGCCGTTGTTGTTCTGTATTAAGACATCACGATTGTGGTATTTCTTTTCTTGTTCTGTCTTAAGTTGTGTTTCTATGATTACAACCTTGCGCCGTTTGTGTATGTCGGCGGTCTTTGCATAGGAATTATCTGCATAAACTTTGTCTCGCCAGTTGGCAGACTCGTGCATGTAGTAACTCTTTCCGATTATGAGTTCGGCTCGCTTCATTTGGTGCATCTCCTGTTCTTGTAGGTAACGGGATTGTTACCAGTGCCTCAATGGTGGCATGAACACCGCGGTTTCTTCAACATTTGAGGCTGTGATTTTCATCACATTTATTTAGTTGTGTCTTAATACAGATTAGAAGTTTGCGTATAGGTTTTCTATCTCATCAATCCTGTTCTGTATTAAGTCAAGAAGAACACAATACTTTGCAGGGTCGTCAAAGAGTGGGGTTTTTTGAGCGCGTTCGTACTCTGCCCGTAAGATTTCTAACTCTGTCATGTCTTAAGTCACACCTCCTCTGTAATCTTCACGATGGTGCAGGCTTGCCCGTTACCCTCAAGCATGGCTTTAATCTCTGCCATCTTTTCCATGCTCGTGGTCGTGTTCAAGCCTAGATCGGAAGAGCACA